AATTAAACGTATGCGTGTCTCCTACGCTTACAATGTTAGGAGTTATACCACTAGAGCCAAGTGCAAAAAGTTGAGAAGTATCTGTTAGTCCGTTAAGACTTACAATGCCCGTATCAATAACCGCAGGGTCTAGAGTATTGTAGTTTAGCGTGTCAACATAAAGAGTACCCACCCTATTGCTTGCAGTTCCTATGTCCGCACTAGCTTCTGGGCTTATCGTACCATCAGTTTCTACCCTCCAATGCACTACGCCATTTGTGCCTATCTTGAATGCCTGATTAGAGGTCGTGCCTAAGAAGCCTTCGTAGTCTAAGCTATTGCCTGCTAAGTGCCAAGATAGCGGGTCACGCTCATTGCTGCCATTAGTAACAGGCACATACGGATTGCTCACCGCAATAAACTCGGTAGGTATCTGGCATCGGTTATATTCATAGTCACACTCTAAGCTGATAGTAGCCATGTGACCCGTTACCTTATCCGCAAACCTATCTTTAAAAGGTGTTATCTCAATGCTCGACTCGTCAAGTACAAAGCCATAGTCCTGGTCTTGTATCTGTGCAATTACATCAAGTAAGATTTGCTCGGTATCGCTTTCTACCTCTGTAAAGTTCTGATCACCCGTACGAATCAGGTCTGCCACAATCACCACATAATTGCGGTAGTAGCTTCCCGTTTGTATTCTACTCACGTCAGGCGACAAGAATAAACGAGGGTACACAATATTACCTTCTAGGCTTTGCGTGTCCTCATCCATCAGCTTTAAGGTGTAGTCGCTGTCATCACCATAGCCGAAACTATTAATCTGGTAATGCTGTGTGGCTATATCCTCGAAGATTTGCCGTATAATGTTTTTGGTTACTAAGTATGTACTCATCTGTAATAGCAGCAGTTATCGTTATACCAATTCTCATTGTATAGGCTTGATTGCCCTATGTTATTAAATGGCTTCCTTTGGCGACCTAAAAATAGGCTGCTTTGGTATGCCGTTCTGATAGGTCTAATCTTCCATAGGTCTGTATTCCCGTTTAGGAATAGGGGAAAGGTAGTGCTATTGTCTAGCAAGTATTTCCGCAAGCGTTCACCATGAAACTGAGCCTCATTCTTTAGTAGGTCAATTATCATCATTAGCTCGTTAGTCGTTACAGGCTGTGCATCTTCGCTCGACATCTTCACTACGCCCTTGTTGCGTATCTTTATCTGTGCTGTGATTACTACCTCATGCGCTGCGGTAGGTGTCAGGAAAGGCAGGATATAGCTGTTTAGCAGGGTAGTGTTGGCAGCCGTTAGGGTGTTGTTCTGTACCTGGTCTTTCAACTCATTGAGTAGGTCTGTGCCTATCGTCTCCTGCAAGGTAATGTCCTGCGCTCGGATAATAGCCCGCTTGATATATCGGGTGTCTACGTTCTCATCGACTACGCTACTCTCTTTGAGGTAGTCTTCGCTTATGAATAATACTGCCATTATAGTCTTTCTTTAATTACCTTCTGCATCCACGTATGTCTACAACTTGGTCTTGGTATACCTGTGGTTGGATCGGTATACCACCCCCCACGCCTTAACCATACATTATAACCTACCTGTGCTGATATGTCGTCTATTTCCTCTCTAGTGTAGATACGGTTCATAGATAGCATGTTTGCACAGAAAGGTCTATTCTTTGAGTCTCTAGGCCCAAAGTATTTGTACTTCACAAATATCTTATACCCTTCCTCTGCCTGTGGCATTTCTGCGACTGGCCCTAAACGCTTCACCTCAATCTTATCTCCCTTTACGCCCGTCTCATAGTCTAGTACGTTTAGGCGTTGCAGGTCGTTTAGCATCTTCACTACCTCTGCCATCGGGGTAGATAGCTTTTCAGCGATCTGCGCTAGTGGCATCTTAGGTGTCTCAGTAAGTATGTCGTAAAGTTTCTGCAAAGGGTCGGTGATGGATAGTACCGGTATACGAGCAAAGGAGTAGGCACGTTCAACAAGTGCCGCTTCTTCGCTGCTTCGTAGGTCGCATTCTGTCATCTCCCCTTCATAGGTGTCCTCTTCTCCGCATGATGCAAATAGCTCTAGTAGCTTGTCGTCATCACTAGGATTCATCCATGCCTCAGTCTCGGACTTTACCGAAGCGGACTTAAAATTTTCTCCTAAGTATTTAGAAAGGTCTATTCCTAGCCTTTCTGCAATCATATCTCTTATTGCTGCTTGTGGTAGTGTTTGAAGCATTGCCGCCTCAGTCCATGTCATGCCAATAGGCATTGAATGCGCTATCTTCACATTCACCGCATCGCTATCACAATGGTAGGATAGTATGGTATTCCACACATTCTCAATAGCCTGCTGTCTTGCGTTTACATAGATATTTTGAAACTGCTCAAAGGCTTCGATTAGTTCTGTTCTGCCTCCTAGCTTTCCTTCTACCTGGATTCCAAATAGCATCGGGTTGTTAATCTGATGCCCGATAAAGATAGCATCCCTTACCCTTAGCTTAAGGTTCTGGTATTGGTCTGCCATGTCGTTAGGACGGAAGCTGACAATCTCTGCACCCTTAGAATCTCTCTCACTAAAGTTGAGCATGATTTGCCCTGCATTATCCGTTCCTGCCGCTTTGGCTTTGATGTCCTTTTCTAGCTGCTTCATTTCCTCTTCCGAAGGCATGCCGTTGAAAAGGTTGATAAGAGTACCCGCAGCAAATCCCGTTTTTACGTTGTTTAAGTCGTAGTTGCTTATCTCGATGTCCGCTTCAATATCCGTATTGCAGCTTATGTACTCAGGAAGAGGGTATGCTTTCATCTGAGCATTGTACACTCTAAAATAATACACCTGCTCATACTCCTTCACCCCTACTGTCTTTGGATTGAAGAACGGGTAGAACTTAGCATCAGGTGGTAGGCTGTATAGGTAGTTAGCGTTCCATCTTTTCTTACTTTGCTGCTCAGTCCATTGGTTGCTATGCCATACCCCTACATCATCCCTATCAACACGCAAAGAATCAAAAGGCATGTGATACACCGCCTTAATGGTTTTCTTGTCTCCTAGCACACTCCAAACGACTTTAAGGGCAAACCCATTGAATATCTCCATATCCATGATAGCCCGCTCGTTTAGGTCATCTACATTCTGTCCAATCCGATTGATATTAAATAGGAAGTTTTCTGCATGTGCCATCAGCTCAGTAGTCGGGGCTTCATGCACCTTCATACCATTACCGAAGACAAACTTAGCTTTTTGTTTTACTAGCGTAGCATGTACGCTCGACCTGTTTACTAGCTGAATAAGGTAGTCAGGGTAGGCGTTATCCGTTCCATACGGGTAATAGCTTTGCTGCCCATTTAAGCGAAGATCAGGAATCTTGTGCCTATTGTCGATGTCTACCGCCCACATCTTATATTTCTGCGGTGTCTTATTTTCCTCCATTGTACACTTCGTATTGAGTTGCTGATGTAGCATAGGTCGTGTCTGCCGCCCTTGCTGCGTATACTGTAACAAACCCACTTTCCACTAGGGTCAATCCCGTAGGGTCTAGGTTTGTGGTTGATTCTTGTTCATAAACATAGTAGTTATATCTACCCCTGTCTAGTGATACCTCCCCCGCTAATGGGTCTGGGTTATCGTTTTCTACAATCGTGAAAAGATTGTATCTATTAATAAAGTCGCTTGTGTCCTCCGCAATAAATGCGGTAGTCTCATTGGTTTGAGCGTTGTCAAAAATAAATAGATACTGCACCAAGTCCAATGCTATTGTGGTCTTTTCCCATAGGGTCAATGCTACGGTATTGCTCGATGCTTTGGTAATGTATATCATACTGCTTGCAAGTTACAAAAAAAGGGGAAGGTATTTAACAACCTCCCCCTCCACTCAATGAACAAATGAGAGCGTATTAAGCTGGTGTCGTCAAGCTCGAAATAAGAGCTGAGTCTACTTCTCTTGCTGGGTTAGGTTCTTTGGCAGTTAAGGTCAAAGTGAATCCTCGTAGGTCACCTTTCGCTTGTCCTGTTTGCATAGTTCCTGCGGTCACATAAGCTCCCGTAGTTTCTCCTGCAAGCCAATATACCCCTTGTGAGTCTTCGACAATAGCCAACACATCATTCTGTGTAACTAAGTCGATTTCTGTTTTTCTGTTAAGGTCTAACGGATCGAGTTGGAATGTTAAAACCTGCTCATAAAACAAAGTACCATTCACGTTGCTTAGGTTGATGTTTTCGGTGAAAGAGCTAGACTCTTCACGTAGTTCATACTTCCAAAACTGAGTGCCACTAGCCTGAGTCCAAGCCGTAATCTCACCACTTGCTTGTGTGATTGTTCCTTTGTTTGCAAGTTCAAGCAAGTAGATGTTACGAATACCACCTACCTGCTTTTTGCAATCTCTAGTAAAACCTTGTGTTAATCCACACGCCATGTTTTACCTCCTTCCTTATGCGTTAGTATATTGTACAATTTCGTCAGGGAAGGCTACTTGAGTACCCAACTTCCAACGTACTTTCAAAGCAAAAGTTTCTTTATCGTCACGCATCCAGAACAAGAAGTTCTCAGAGTCTCCTGACAAGTCAGTACCGATAACAAAGTTAGAAGTACGCCCTGCAAAGATTCTGTTAGTTCCGTCTAGTCCGTGTACCGCATGTACAGGCACTCCCCAACCTGGAAGAGTCATATCTCCTGTTTTGTATGGGTTGCCGTCAACTCCATCATAGTAGAAGTTGTTCGCAGTTCTCAATGCTTGAATAAGAATTTTAAATGTGTCCCATCCGCACATGATTGCTAGGTCTGGCTTGCTATCTACACCTGATGGAATCGCAGCCATGATGTTATCAAAGATGCTGATTACGTTAGATGCGGTGATAGAAGTTTCTGAACCTGTATTACCTGCAATGGCAGTACCTGCATCATCAATGATTTTGATGAATCCATTGTACAATCCATTAGCGGTAGTTGATGACTGCCAGATGTTGGTTTCGTTTGCTTGTCCGATAAGACCTGCGAAATACTCAGAAAACGCTTGCTCGAATGGCATACCATTGTAGATAGAGCCAGGAGTTAATTGCGTTTGCATCCAGTAGTCCTCAAGATCTTGGATACACCAAGATTTGTCTACCTTCAAGCTACCTACCTGAATCTCACGTTGTGAGAAGGTAGTGTCACCTGATGCGTTAAATCCGCAGGTAGCACCGTCTTGAATGAATACTTCGTCAGCCATGATGTTGATGACTTCCTTGTACTTGATGCCTGTTTGAATCCGCACAAGTTGTGCAGTACGGGCAGAGTAGAGCGACTCAGTTACTAAAGGCAATACCTGCTCCTCAGTATACTGCGTCAAGCTACTTAAATCGTAGTTGAATTTGTGTGATTTCATATTTATCTTCTTCTGTTGTTTTGTTTAACATTTACACCCTCAGCATTCTTTTTGAGGTGCTTTTCTTTGATGCTTGACATCAGTTGAGTGGTTTGCATCGGGCTTGGCTTTCTTCCGAAGTTTTGAGCCGCAGGGGTTCTTTCGGTTTCTGGTGTAGCTTTGTCTTCCATCAAGTTCTCGATGAGTTCTACCATCTGACTGAAGCCTTCACGAATAGAGCGCATTTCCTCTTTAATTTCTTCCTTCACCTCTTCGATGATTTCCTCTTTTTCTTCTGGTTCAAGCATTGCTTTGATTTTACCATAGAGTGCCTCAATCTTCTCATCCATCATCTTCTCAATAGCTGAATCTGTTGTTGGATGTTCTACTTCTACATCAGCCACTTCCATGTTTTCTTCGATAGGAGCTTCTACACGAGAGATAGATACAATCATTCCCCCTTCTGTGGTAACTACTGTACCATCGGTTAGGGTGTGCGCTGCATCAGGAGCATCTACTGGCCCTGACTCGGTAATCACCATCACTTTGCCGCCCTCTTCGAGTTTGTCGTATTCAATGATAGTACCGTCTTCTAGGGTAGCTTCTGCCATTTCCTCTTCGACTTTAATTTCCTCTTTCTCTTCGGTTTCAAACATGGCTTTGGCTAGTTTAGCCCACCCGTCTGCTCCGATGATTGCTTTCGCCTTCTTAGCGAATGTTTGTTTATTTTTCATTTCAATAGTTATTGATTAGTGCTTCCATTAATTCATCCACTAGGTTCTCTTCTACATCCATCAAAGCCATTTCCTCAAACATGCCCTCTACGGAGAATCCGTTAAACTCTCCTGCCTTTACTTTCTCCCATATCTTCTCATTGTCGATTTGATATGATCCGAACCAAGAGCCATCTGGCAATGTTCCGAAATTGTCAGGGGTGTGTATGCCTCGCTTGGTGTCAATGATAAAAGACTCAATCATGTAGCATTTATCAGCTATCATGCGTGAGTTGTGCATCTGATTGACATTAGCCGTGAAGCCTTTTTTAAAGAACCTTTTTACTATCTTAGAAATGGTGTCTGCGGAAAATACTACATAGTATTTTTGTCCTGCTCCATCCACTCTCACGATAGGTTGATTGGCGACCATAAGAGGCCCCATTACCACACGCTTCTCCTCGTCTTGTACCTTGAATTGATATGGTTTGTTAAACGCCATCCAGTTCCTTTCAATCGCAGGATAATCTACAAACGCCACATAATCTACGCCCGTTTGTTCGTCCTCAGATATTGTAAGCTCGTAGATAGGTAGTTCCACAAAACAAAGTTCTAACTAGAATCATAAAGTTTGTCATTTTTTTACGACTGAAAATCAGGCTTTTACGGAATTGGTTTTTTATTTGATACTTGCTAACTTTGAGCATGGATATACTCGAAGCATTTGAAGAGGCAATCAGCAGACCTAATGCAGACTGCTGCACTAACTCCGCAATGAAGCAGATAAGATTCCGCTACCGCAACGGAGCGAGTATAGGGCATCAGACATTCCTAGACATACTTAAATGCCAAGGCTACATCATTAACGTAGTGAAGGACGATGACCCTGAGCGAATCAAAGAAATCACTCAACGGTAGCCCGTCTTTCTATTCGATTGACTTTCTTCTGTGTGTTGGTGATGTCGCTCTCTGTGACAAATACTTTCAGCTTCAATTGCCCTTGATCGTTAGCACCTAGCCTAGTCCTAGTCACATCTTGCGTTATCTGTGGCGTTGCTTGTGCGCTTGGCCCTTGTCCTTGTGAGGTAGGCTGTACGCTTGCATTGCCCGTAGATTCAAATTGCTGCTTGCTAATAGCTGCTACCCTAGCAAGACCCGAAGCAATAGCCACACCCGCAGCCACCGCAGCACGAATAGGTGCATCAGGTGTAGCAAGTGATAGTTGACTAGCATAGGCTTTCTGCGCTGCTGAATAGGTGCTTATAACCGTCTCCGCTAGGCTTAGTGCTTTCTGGATGTTAAACTGCTTACGTGCTGCCGCTTCTGATTTGCCCGCAAACGCTTGGTTAATCTCGCCAAGTGCTGAGGCTATACCTAATGCGCTAGATACCTTTAACTCTCTAAGATTATCCTCGTATGCCTTCTGC